TTCACCATAACCTGTGGTTATACCAGTAACTCTATTTGATTTGACCTTACTAAGACTAATTAATGCAGTTGTATCTTGCGGAATATAGTAATCAGTAAGAGCAACAGTTGGTTCAGTTCCTATCGCAACATGACAATCAGAACCTTTAGCATGAATTCTCACTGCTGCAGATTGTTGTTTAAATGTAACGTATGTGCTCCCTGTACCTATTGCAAGAGAAACACCGGATCCAACTGGATTATGTACTGCCATTAGCTTATAGTCTCATTTAGTAGTTATTTATGCTGTTGGTACCTCACCTACAGCTGGAGTTTCAACTTCAGGTGGTTCTGGATTATAATCATCTTCAGGTTCAACTTCAGGTGCAGCATCTACTTCAGCTTGAGTAGGTGCGTTTGCTGAGTTAAATACACTATCAGCAACATTAGATCTAAATCCATCAATTTTATCTGCAGATTTTGCAAACAACATGTCTTTGATCTTATCGCTTATAGCATTCGCAGAAGATTCTTTTCCAGAAAGCAAATCCATTAATTCATCCATATTCTTAAATTATAATTAAGTGAACCTTTGTTTATTTATATCTCCCCACCTTTAGGTAGTTCAGTTGCACTACCTTCAGACTCTAAATCTGGTTCTGTAATAGGTGCTCCAAGGTCTGCTGACGCTAAATTTGGATCTACAGGTTGACCAGTTTGTGGATCTATAGGTGCATTTGGATCAGGTATAGTTCCGTCTGCAATCTCTTTTTTCATCAACTTATCTTCTTCCATCATCTCTACATCAGTCTGACGAAGTAATTTTCTTCTTACAAAGTCTTGAGAATAATACCTTCCGACGTATGGTTCTGCAGCTGCAGCAGCATTTAATCTTTCAGTAAATAACTCAGTTTCTTTTAATTCAGAGAAGTGATTATCATATAAGAAGTCAAATTGTATATGTTCACTCATTATTTCCCAGTCTTCTGGGGTTACTATATTCTTTAGAAGTAGTTGAGTCTTCAACATATCTAAGAATAAATGAGAGAATCTCTTTCTTAATCTACCTACAAATTTTGTAAATTTTAACTCGTCTCTTAATATCTCTGAGGATCTTCCGAGATTAAATCCTCCTTCTCCGTCCATTCTTGATGGGGGTACGTTGAGCGACCTATATAATTTCTTTTTGAAGTACTCAATATCCGTGATCTCCCCAAGGTTTTGACCTCCCGGAAGAGTAGAAATTTCAGTACCACGTCCTCCCTCTCTTCGAGGTAACCAAAAGTCCTCCAGCATCGCCATGTACTTTTTGTCATCTCTGATCTCCCCTGTTGAAGCATCGTAAACAAGTTTGTTTCGATATCGCATCATTACGTCGCGAAGATATTGCTCTGCTTTGACTTTAGGTAAATTACCTACATCTATATAGAAAATTCTTCTTTCTGGTGCTCTTGATAATCTGTAAATTACAAGACTATCCTCAATCATACGAAGTTGATTAAGTGACTTGATTGCTTTATGTAAATATGAAAGTGTATTACCTTTAGTTCTATCAACCAATCCAGAAGTTACATATGTAATTGCATCTTTTGCAATCTTAACTCCTTGACTTGCACCTGTAGCATTTCTATTTCCAGTTGGATATGCTGTTTTAGGATTATAGATGAAGTATTCTTCTAGCTCTGGAAAGGGTAATTCTTGCATTGGATTTTCTCCACCTGCAAGACGAGTATTAACTACAGCATTACCACCACCATTATTTTGTTTTTTCTTCTCTTTACGAACATAACGCATTTTTAATGCATCAATATAACGTACTTCTTGAATTCCTAGTTCTGGTTTATTAAAATCAATTACTTTATGATAATAGATTCTACCATCTATATACCAGTTTCTGTATATTTCGTGTGCTTTTCTATCAAAATCTAAAAGATCTATAATAAATTTAAATTCTTTTCTTAGAGTCTTCTTAATACTATCACTTGCATCTAAATTATCAAGGTCAATTTGAACAGGTGCATCATGTGAATCGGATACAATCGCTTCATTTACAATATCCTCAATAGCACTATCCGCTTCTGGATGTAATGCCATCTCACGATATCTTTTAATTAAGTCAAATTCAGTTCTGTAGATACCTTCAATATCAACATACTGACCAAAAAAACCACTAGCCTGATAATGATCAACCCCATCCTCATCATTTTGAGGAACAGGGGAGACCGTTGTTGGGGATAGTGGTTCGGTGTCCTCGATTGAGAACCCAAATAACTTAGCCATAATTATATTATTTTTTTACTATTTAGTTACCCATTAGAACCGCCAGCCCCAGTCAAGTTGTATGACTGAACTGCAAAGTCTACAGTAAACTCTTCTATAGTATCGCTTGAATCGTAAGATAAGTCAATAGCACTAACGTTTATTGGGAATATGTCAATGAATTCATACTGTTTTAATACAGCATTTACTTCACCCTCGTTAGTTGTACTACTCTTAGTGGATCCTCTACCTAACTGATAAACTGTGGCATTTGTCATGTATGATTCTGGTAGAGTTGCACCTAAGTTAGTATCTAACTTGGCAATTAACTCCATCCATTGTTCCATTGCATTTCTGATTCTGAAGTCTTCATCATTTATGACTGTGATGCTCCATGGTTCAATAGTTCTGTCTCCAGCAACTTTAAAAATACGACCCCTAAATGGTATGTCTATATTTGCAATAACTGATGCGGGCAACTGAGATGCTTTACACATATACCTAAAGTTGTCTGCTGGCCATTCAATACCTGCTGGTAGTGTGGTTAGTTCGACTTCAAATAAATTAGGTCTTGCACCGCCACCGATTAGTGCCGATTTAAAGTTAGAGATTGTTTTATTTTCTCTTGAAGTTGCCATTTTGTTTAGATCCTCCTGTTGTTATTTAGATATTAAAGTTAAACTCTACCGACTACTTCCTCGAATGATACACCTGTTCGTGTAGCAACGAAAGTAAGAGTTACGTAGTTAATGGACTTAGCAGGCTTCAGGAAGATGTCTGCTCTGAACTCATTATTGTCGATAACATCAGGAGTGTTATTTGTGCTATCACAAACAACGAGGAATCCGTAAAGTCCTCTTTTTGCCTGAACATCACGAAGGAATGGTTCAACAATGTTTCTAAAGTTCGCTCTGGTTAACTCATCGTTAAGTTCAAAGAGTTGAGCTTCTGCTGCTCTCTCTAGAGATTGCTCAATAGTGAGGAATAAACGTCTTACGTTAATTCTATCAAATGCTGATGCAAATCCAAGAGCAGTCTTGTCACCAAAGAGAAGTGTTCCAATACCGGGTTGTGTGATAACTGGGTTGATTCTATTTGGATAAAGTTTATCTCTTTGATCTTTATTTGGGTTGTATGCAAGTTTGATTGCATTATTCAATACACCACGTTGTTGTCCTGCTGGTGAGAACCAAGGGAAAGCAACAATGTTTGTACGAGTCATCAATCCAGCAATGTCAGCGTTAGTTGGGACATAACGGAATTGATTGTTGAATCTATCAAACATGTATTTGTATCCGCTATCAAAGGTTGCGAATGATGATGATGCGATTGGACTAAAATACTTAACTAAGTTATTAGTTTGAGTAGTTGTATTAGTGACACCGATTAGATCTGATCTATGTGGCCCAATAACTGCAACACAATCCTTTCTTTGTTCAGCAAGAGAGATTATGTAATTTGCTTTTGTTTGTGATTCTGCCTGTGTTGAACAACCGGGGCCCATGATTAGATAATCAAGTTCAACTTCATTTCTATTTTCAAACTTACCATATGCAGTAATTAGATTACCCAAAGTTGCACTCATTGAGTTAGCAGCAGAGTAATCAACACCACCGTTTAGACTGTAATTTACATTACCGATAACATTGAAGTTGACTCCTTGTGCATCAAGACCCCATACACCATCAGCAATATCACCTTCAGTGAAGTTACCAGCAGTTGAGAATCCGGGTCTTGCAGGAGTTGTTCCTTTGAAACCATCAGCAGTTTCACCGGGGTTTCCACCAGCGTAGATGTACTCTGAGAAATCTGCAAGATATTCTTTATAGTAATTCCTTTGAGGTGAATTAACAGCAGATATAGAATCTTTTGCTTTAGATAAGTGTAAGTGTGATTCAAGAATATTTCCTTGTATACCAGAAATAGTTCCTGTGTCGTCAACAATTGCTATGTGTAAACCATCGTTAGATCCACTTCTATCTGAAACAAACTTACCTGTGCTTGGTCTATCAGCGATTCCTTTCCAGTAAACTGTTGAGTTTGTTAATCCAAGAGTTTGATTATCGTACCAATCTTCAACTGCGGTTGGAGTAACAACTGATCCAGTTGTTATAGCAGCTCCAGCAGTAAAGTCGCCAAAAGTGATTGCAGATGTTGTAAACTGACCATAATCTGTGCCTTCTTCGTAACTAATAGCAGAAGCAACACCGGCTCTGGATACTCTTGCAACAACTTTAACGTCAACTTTTGAGTCGCTGTTAGATGCATCTG